GTTATGATTTATATGCCTTTTGCTGATCATGAACAATTACAACAAGCCTTAATGCGTGAATATGGTATACAAGAAGATTCAGAACATGAAGAAATTAAAGAAGGCTTAAAGAAGAGAATACAACAACTACTTAACGGTAGTTATAGTGAAAACAGTTTATAAAAATTACCCATACTCTGAGGGATAAAAAGGAGAAGCACAAATGAGTGATGTAAACACAGAAGTAGCCACTGAAGAAATGGCACCAGTTACAGATGCTGTAGAATCTGAAGTAGTTGATGCTCCTACTAATGAAGCACCAAAAGTTGAAATACGTGATGGTAAAACTTTTCTTGACGGAGTAAGAGTTTATACACGTGATGAAACAAACAAAATTGCGGCTAATGCCAAAGCACAAGCAGAAAGCAAAGTGTTAGAGGACTTAGACGTGGACAGTTTTGATCAAGTCAAATCAGTTATTAGTGAACTTAGAACTGTGGACAGCAATCAAGAACAAAGCACATTGGATGTGCAAAGTTTGAGAGATGCTGTTAAGAAAAGAGAGGCTTCACTTGAAGAACTCAAAAGTCAAGTGTCTAAGTTACAAACTGAATTGGTACTTAAGGATCATATGGGCAACCTACAATCTGCAATGCCAGCAGGTTGGAGTGCGGAACAAAGAGCCGCTGTAGTTGACCTTATGAAAGCAAGAGGCATGATGCAGATCCAAGATCAAACTTTTGTTATTAAGAATGGAGATGAATTCTTAACCACTGATGGTGAGACTCCAGACTATAAGGGTGCAGTAGAGTTACTTGGTAAATCATTAGGTTTGCCATTTGCTAAAAAAGGCATTGACTCAGTGTCAAGTGATAGTTCACCCAAAGATCCTACTGAAAACAAAGTAGCAGATCAGGATAGAATTAAAAATGACGCTACATATAGAAGTGCTTGGGTTGGCATTAGAAGAAACAACCCCAGTTTGAGACATACAGATATTACTCATAAACAAGTAATGGATCAAATTAAAAAGTCTCAAAAAGTATAATTTGTCATTTTAACAGGAGAAAATTATGGCAGTACAATCAGCAAATATGAGTGCCTTATATTCTGATATAGTAGCATCACTTATTCCTTATATTGAGGACCAAGTGTTACTACCTAACACTCAGTTTATTAGAAACTTTTATGATATCAGTGGTGATACCGCTGGAACACAAATTAAAATTCCTTTGGTGAATGCTTATTCAGACGGACAAGAAATCACAGAAGGTACAAGCATTAGTGCTAATGCTTCAGCAAACAACGCATTTGTACCAACAAGTGTAACATTATCAATGAAAAAACTTGGTTCATGGACAGATGTAACTTTTGAAGCGGTAGAAGATGGTGCTGAAAGCGTAGTAAGAGAACAAATCTTAACAAGAATGAGTTCTGCTTTAAGTCAAGGTATTGACAAAGATGGTTTTGCAGAATTAGCCGGATCAGGTGCTACAGACTATGGTGTAACAACAGCAAACGTAGTAGCAGAAAGAAACGTGGTAATGGGTCCAGATTCCGTAGCATACGGTATCAGAAGACAGCCAACTGTTAACCTATTCTCAAACATTGATTCAGAAATTCATCAATTCAGAAGTTCAGTTAGAGCAGGCTTCAAAACATTAGAAGCATCAAGAGTTGCTCTTGTTTCAGGTTCTAACACTATTGCGGCAGCGTCTAACGTTGCTACATTAGCAAACTTCCAAGAAGCAGTGTCTAACTTGAGAGCAAGTAATGTTCTAAGCGGCCCAGGTTCAATGTATTTTGCATTTATTGGTCCTGCAACAGAATACGCTTTAGTATCAGAGCTTAACAATGTAGGTGCATCTCAAATTGCTAGCCTAAGTGATGTTGGAAATCAAACATTACTTACAGCATTATTGGGATCTGCTGTAGGCGCTATGTTCTACAGAACCAACAACTTAACAGTTGAGACAAACGCTTAATTGTAAGTAGGTAATAAATCAGGAGAAGATGTGGCATTTATAACAGACGCAGGCGGCAATGTAATCAGTTTTGCTGAATACATAGACGTAACAACCAAAGACCAAAGAGTATTTGAAAAGAATGAAGGTCTTACACAAGACATTGTGGAAGATATGTTAGAGCGTAGCACTGACAGACTCATTCAAAAAATCAAAGCCAGTGATTGGTGGAGACAATACGTTGGTTATACTAACCTTGGTTATAGTTCACTTGCTGACTTACCAACACCAAATCCAAACTTGTTTTTAAGACAAGCAGATTGGACAGAATGTTGTGTGTACCACACCTTATCATCTTATCTATATCCCAAGATTGCAGATTTTGCCAATCCTGAGAGTGCAGAAATAGAAAAAATGAAATATTTTGACGCAAGATTTCAAGATTTATTCAATGAATTACTATCAATGGGAGATTTCTATGATCTAGACAATGATGGTACAGTTGAATCAAATGAGAAACTTGTGAAGTATGCACTCACAAGAAGAACAAGAGGCAGAAAATCAATTGTGAGAGTCAAATAGATGAGAACAGAACTGAGAACTCAAATAGCAACAAACATCAGTGCTTATACTAATTTTAGTGTGAGCACTGAATTACCGTGGGAAAGCAATGATGTCCCATTGTATAACAGCAATATGAGAACAGTGTATGTTGGAAATGATAGTGTGGAGGTCAGTGAACTATTTCCAGTAGTTAATGGTGTTGATGTATATCAAACAGAAACTATTGTGCCAGTTTATCTAAGTGTAGATGCTAAAAATGATCCTGCAAATTTAAGTAGTGTATTAAGTGGCATTAGATCCGCTAAGGATCTTACCACAGTGGATGGTATCATATCTAGAAACGTTGATATGGAAACCATAATTGATGCAGATGTGACCACTTACACATTTAATTTTACGTTTATAAAAGTATAAAAACCATAGGAGAAATATATGGCTTATATAGCAGTAAATGAAACTGCAGAATTTGTACAGTTGGATGTCATTGATGCAAGTTTGGGCAATAGTGCCGCAAACGCATTTTTGGTAACAGCAGACGTAATGACCATACCTGCTTTACAAGATATCACAGTTAATGCTACTCCAGGAACATTTGAGTGGCAACAACTTGATAGTTTAAGTAGTAATGTTGTTACTACACCAAGCACAAACAGTTTAAGTTTGAATGTGGTGTTAGACCCAACAACATTCTTTACTGGAGCAGGTAATACATCAGGTATTTTTAACATTACAAATAACAAAACCAAAGTGTATTTCAGAATGTATTGGCAGGGTACTGTTACTTCAGACAAATACATTGAAGGAGAAGGTTATTTAAGTGGTCTTAGTCCAACTGTTTCAGCAACAGCGCCGGTCTGGGTTTCACCTCTAGAGATCTTAGTATCAGGAGATTACACAGAAGGTACAGTTGCTTAATTCAGCAGTGAAAACATAGTAGTGGGCTTTATGCCCACTACACCTTTAAGAGGTAAAAAATATGAAATATGATAAAAGAATTACAAATTTATTTGACCAACCCAAAATCAAAAGATTATACGCAGAATTGTGTGTTGAACAAGGGCGTAAAGAAATAACAGTGGGTGGTGTCAAAGTGAAAGCAAGTGATTTAGCACACCATTACGGTGATAAACCACAAAAAGCAGATAAATATAAGGAACACACAGATGCAGATATGGAACAAACTGACGTTGGAGGAGATACTTCAGACGTTGGAGATGGAGATAGCCAAGAGCAAGAATGAGATTTCTTGTGCTGAATCAGACATCAAAAAAACCAAAAGCAGAATTGCGTTTATATTAACAGCAATTCACCATTTGAAACTGCAAGAGAGCAGTAAGGATATATAGATATGAAAATAGCAGATTTAGCCGCAAAACCCAAACTGATAGAAATCACCCTCAACAAACCAGAATTAGTTGAGAAACACGGTGAACCAATCACATTCCACATTTATGACAGACAACCACTTGACGTATTTGCCAAGTTGGCTACTGCCACACAGGATAATGTTATGGAAATTGCAGGCACTATAGAACAATTAATTTTAGATGAAGAAGGCAACCAAGTGATGAAAGAAGGAGTTGTCTTGCCAGTTGATGTGCTGATGGAAGCCATCAATGAGATTACACAACATTTGGGAAAGTAACAAACCATCACATTGTTTTAGAAAGCCCAGATACAAATGTGTTGTGTATGTTGCATGTGATGGGAGAAACATATGGGCTATTACCCAGTGAAATCCTAAGACGTGCAGACACTTTTGATATGTTGGTGTTTGATGTTGCTAACACAGTTAGAGATTATCAACAAAAGAAAAACAGCAAAGATCCAAGTGTGAAAGCAGATGTAGGCAAACAGTACAGCACTGAAAAACTACAAGATGCTGTAAATAAATTTAGAGGATAAAATGGCTTTACCATTATTAGCAGGAGTAGTTAGAGTAATAGGAGCAGGCTTGACCAGAGTTGGTGCAAGATCTGTGGTAGCATTAACTTCAGCATTACGCAGAGGTGGTTTACAATTAAGTAGACAATATGCAAGGGCTATTGCTTTATTTGGCAGAACTGCCGCAACTACATTCAAACCCAAAAGTGGTAAGCCCATAGTTAATGTTAATGTGAGTAAAGCATTGAGAAAAATTGACAGTATAGAACCAATCATTGAAGATGTTATGAAAGATGCTCTTGTACAAATGAAAAGTCATACTGCCAAAGTTAAAGGCAATGCAAGAAATAACACAAAGTTAAAAAACAAAACCACATTAACAGCAGATTATGAATATGCTCAATATCTTGACAGACCAAACTTTCAAAAAAGCAATGTGTCTATTCAGGGTAGAAAACAAGGTTTCAGTAAACCCACAGAGGAATACATCATAAAAGAAATCAAAAGTAGGATTAAAAGACAATTAGGAAAGTAGGAAATGGCAGATGTAAACATTAGTGTAGATCTTAATAGTGCTGGTGCAGCCAGAGGTATTGCCGCATTAAAATCACAATTAAGTGGATTAAAAGGTGCTGGTGACAATGTCACTGGCAGTTTCTTAAAATTAGCCGCAGCCGCAGGTGGTATCACAGCCGCAGTAAGAGGCTTACAAGGTATTGCTTCAACAGGAGCAACATTTGAAGACTTGCGTAGTTCATTGAATGCTGTGTTTGGCGGCTTAGAAGAAGGCAACAAAGCATTTGAAAGAGTAAAAACATTTGCCAAAACCACACAGTTCAGTGTGCAACAACTTACCAAAAACTTTGTACAGTTAAAAGCCGCTGGCGTAGAGCCCACAGAAAAATTATTAAGAACTTTTGCTGATGCCGCATCAGTGACCACAGATGAAGTTGGTGCTTTCCAAGCAATGATTGATTTGGTAGCCAGAACAACTGCTGGTGGTTTAGGTTTAGAAGAACTTAACAGATTAGCAGACAGAGGTATTCCAGTATTTGAAATACTTGAAGAAAAACTGGGCAAAACAAGATTAGAAATATCAAAA